TCCCTATTGGACATAGCGAACATGTTCAATCTGGACGGCTACTACCTGGGCGCACCGACATCGAGCCTGACCTATCAGAGCCCCGGGCCCAACTACACCGCGCTGCTACGCATGTCACTGGAACCGGTGCTATCTGACATCGAGGGAACGTGGTCGATGTCATGGCTGCCGATGGGTCGCACGGTGCGGTTCGACCGCTCGACGCTGACCCGCGATGACTTGGCCACCACGATCAACACGCTCGCCACCGCCACCGCCGCCGGCCTGATGTCGATCGACGAGGCCCGGCTGTACCTGGGTCTACCGGCCAGCCCAGCTGGCCCCACTGTCATCAGCCCCGTTGCTACCGAGGCGATCGCGGCGTAACCGATGGGAGACAAGCGATGCGTTCCGTGAATATCGAGCGGCGCATATTCGAGCCTGCGGTGCGTCTGGTCGACGTCGAGACATCCACCAATCTGAAGTGGCTGTCTGGCCGGGCGGTGCCGTACGACGAGTGGACCTCGGTGCGCTGGTACCTGGAAGCCATGGCCCCCGGCGTGTTCGACAAGTCGCTGGCCGAGGCGGCCCGGGGCCTGCCCCTGTTGCTCTGGCACGACGGGCAGCGCTTCCCCATCGGGCTATCCCAATCGTGGGACTCGATCGAGTCCGAAGGCCTGTATGGACGGTGGCGGCTCGACGACGCACCCGAGGCGCAGCGGGCCGCCCAGCTGGCCAAGGACGGGCTACTGGGCTGGTTGTCGGTGGGGTTCGTGCCGCTGCGCAACAGCTGGGAGATCGCCGACGATGACGCATGGAACCCCGACGATGCCGACACGCTGGACCGCTGCACGCGCGTCGAGGCCCGGCTGGTCGAGACGTCGTTGGTATCCACCCCGGCCTACGCCGCCGCCGAGGTGCTGACCGTACGCACAGCGGCGCGTCGGTCCACTGTGCACGCACTACGTGCGAAGCGTGACACGCAGGTGCCGACACTCGCCCCGCACCTTGCCCAGTGGCGGGACTGGCGACGTAGCCTGAGCTAGCTCTTGCGCCGTCTGTGCGCCGGGCCCGCTGGCCAGCGGGACACCACCCCCAGACACCCGAGGGATAGATGACCCTGCGTGTGTCTAGGGAGTGATCAACCTCCATGGCCAACCCTGTACTCGATCGCCTGGAAGAGCAGCGCCAAGGCCAGATCGACTTCATTGACAATCTTCTTTCCAACGTCGAGGCAGACGAACGTGACCTCGTCGAGGCAGAGCGGGCCAACCTGGCCGCCGCTCGCCAGCGCATCACTGACCTGGATGCCCAGCTGGCCCCGCTGCGCGACTTCGAACAGCTGCGGGCAGCCACCGCCGCCAACACGCCACGCCCCCCCGCGCGCCGCGCTGAGGTGGCCGCTGCGGGCCGAGGCGACGCGGTCCCCGAGCACTACACGAACGGGCACCACGTCGTCGACCAGCTGCGGGCCCGGGGCCTCCTCGGCCCAGCTGACCCCGACGCACGCGGCCGCATCGACGTGGTCCAGCGGGTCGTGGCCAACCAGCTATTGGCCGACGTGCCCGGCCTGCTCCCGGTGCCGATCGTGGGCGACGTGCTCAACACCATCAGCGCGTCCCGCCCGCTGATCACCTCGCTGCCACCGCGTGACATGGGCGGCGTTCCCGGCACCGTGTTCCAGCGTCCGCGCATCACGCAGCACACCACGGCGGGCAAGCAGACGGCGGAGAAGACGGAGCTAGTCAGCCAGAAACTGAAGATCGAGCCAGTCAACTTCACCAAGCAGACCTACGGCGGAACGGTCGACGTGTCCCGTCAGGTGATCGACTGGTCATCCCCGCCGGCCTGGAACATCATCACCACGGATCTGGCCGATGCCTACGCGGTAGCGACCGAAACCGATTGCTCGACCCAATTCGCCGCCGGCATCACCACGAACACCGTCGCGGTCGCGACCGACGACTTGGCCGGCTGGTCGGCCGCGCTGTACCAAGGTGCGGCCAAGGTGTACCGGGGCTGCGGTCGACTGCCCAACCGCATCTGGTGCTCGCTGGATGTGTGGGCCACCCTCGGCGCGATGGTCGACCAAGCCCGGCTGATCTTCCCGCCGGGGGCCAGCGAGGGTCAGTCCAGCCTGACCGACTTCGCCGGCGTGGTGCTCAACGTGCCCCGCATCGTCGTGCCCACCTTCCCCGACGGCACGTGCATCATCGGGGCCTCGGCCATGTTCGAGTTCTACGAGGACCGCATCGGTCTACTCACAGCGGTCGAACCGTCGATCCTGGGCGTCGAGGTGGCCTTTGGTGGCTACGTGGCGTGGGGCTTCCTGGAAGAGGACGGGTTCTGCAAGATCACGCCGCCGGTGGCCGGACCGTAAGGGTCTGACCAATGGGGACGGTGCCAACCGTGACCGAGGTGCGGGCATGGCTGAAGGTCAGCACCTCGTCGGTATCCGACGAGGTGCTGACCGACATCCTGAACGCCGAATCCGCCAACCAGGCCAAGGCCTGCCGGCTGGATGTGACCGCCACCGACCGCGACGACGACTTGATCGCGGCGCTGTTTCGACGGTGTGCCCGGCAAGTCGCCGCGCGCGGGGTCCCGCTGGGCATCGTGGCCGACGCTGAGTACGGGCCGGTGCGGCTGACCACCATCGACGCGGAGATCGAGCGACTTGAAGGTTACAACCGGGGGTTTTACTTCGGATGATGTGCGTCTATGTCATTGACTCGGCTGCGGTGCGTACCACGATATGCAGCGCTGTCGATGACGTGGTCGCCACAGTGGACGGTGAACCGGTCACGCTGACCGCGCACCGCACCCGGCCCGACACGGTCAACGCCTACGATGCTTGGCCCGAATTCCGTTGGGCCACACCGGTCACCGCCGCCATCGCCGAGACGTCGTGGTACGTGCTGGCCGCCCTACCCGGTGCCGACGCACAGTCCGCTGTGGACGCGGGCGACGTGGTGATGTCCGCGCTCGCCTCGGCGCTGATGGACCTTGGCCGGGTGGAACGGGTCGAACCGGTGTTGATCCCCGTCACTGACCAACCCAACGCGGGCGTACCCGGGGTGCGCTGCGAACTAACCATTTAGGAGAACCGATGACGCAACCCGCACCCCCCAAGGTATCCAAGCTGGGCCCCGGCACGCTCACCGTCGGCGCGACTCCCGCGACTGACATCGCGTGCCAGCTGAGCGCAGCGTGGGTCAAGTGGGACAAGGACAAGGAAGACGACGTCCCCGTCCTGTGTGGACAAACCATCGCCGGCGCAGCCACCTACACCGCGACCCTGTCCGGCACCATCGCGCAAGACCTGGGCGCGACGGACTCATTCGTCGAGTACAGCTGGACCAACAAAGGCACCACGGTGCCGTTCGTGTTCGTGCCGTCCACAGCGGACGGTAAGCAGGTTGAGGGGAACGTGACCATCGACCCGATCGACGTGGGCGGCGACGAGGTCAAAAAGAACATGATGAGTGACTTCGAGTGGGACTGTGTCGGCGAGCCAACCATCGCCCCGGTAGCGGCGCTGGCGGAGGCGGCGGCGTAGTGGCCCGAGGCGCGGTGGTGCAAGTCGAGGGGCGACGACAGCTGGCCGCCTCGATGAAACAGGCTGGGCTGAACATGGGCGACTTGACCGCCGCCAACCGTGAGGTGGCCCAGCTGGTCAGCCCCGCCGCCGCCTCGTCGGCACCTCGTCGGTCCGGCCAGCTGGCCGCCTCGCTGCGGCCCACCGCCAGCCGGGCCGCCGCCCGCATCGCGTCCAGCGTGGTCTACGCCGGGGCCATCCACTTTGGATGGCCCGCCCGACACATTGCCCCCAACCCGTTCGCGTTCACCGCCGCCCAGCACACCGAGCCGCGCTGGACCGAGGCCTACAACCAGCGCATCGAGCAGATTCTATCCAAGATCAAAGGGGTCTAGATGCCACAGCTGACCACGCCCGTCATCACGGTCATCCTCGACGACGGGACCGAACACGAATTGCAGTGCATCAACATCGATCTGCTCAACTGGGATCGGGAACGGGCTAAGCGGGGCTGGCCACTACCTGACGTGGCCCCGATGGTGTGGGCCACCTACGTGGCCTATCGCGCCGCGCTGCGCCTGGGCGTGGTCGAGGCCGGGCTGACGCTGGATCAGTGGGAAGCCAAGGCCTTGCAGGTGCGTCCGCTGGTGCGCGATGACGGGGCGGTGTCCAGTGTGGACCCTACCCCGTCGGGAGCCGCGCCCGAATGATCATCGAGATCGCGGTAGCGACGCATACGTCGCCCCGCGACTGGTGGCACGAGGACGACGTGACGCTCGCGACTGTGATCGATGTGCTCGACGAGATAGCCGAGGGGGGGTAAGCGGTGGCCGCCGCAACGCTGCGCATCAACATCATCGCCGACGCGTCCAAGGCACAGCAGACGATGAATCAGTCGGCGACCAGCGCGCAGAAATTCGGCGGTGCGTTGACCAAGGCAGCGCTGCCCGCCGCCGCCGTGGTGGCCGGGCTGGGACTGATGGCCAAGGCCGCCGCAGACGACGCGCAGGGTCAGGCCCTACTCGCCCACTCGCTACAGCGCACCGCCGGGGCCACCGACGCGCAGGTCGCGTCCATAGAGGACTGGATCAGCCAGACCACGCTGGCCACCGGGGTGGCCGATGACCAGCTACGCCCCGCCATGGCCACGCTGGCCCGCGCTACCGGCGACGTGACCACCGCCCAGCAAGCCATGGGGCTGGCGCTGGACATCAGCGCGGCCACCGGCAAGGACGTCGAGGCAGTCTCGGCCGCGCTGGCCAAGGGCTACGCGGGCAACACCACCGCGCTGGGCAAGCTGGTGCCGGGGCTGGACAAAGGGGTGCTGGCCACAAAGGACATGACCAAGGTGACCGCCGAGCTGGCCCGGCTGACCGGTGGCGCGGCGGCGGCCAAGGCCAACACCGCCGCCGGTCAGTACGAACGCATGAAGGTGGCCATCAGCGAAACGCAGGAATCGATCGGGGCCGCGCTGTTGCCCGCGCTCTCGCAGCTGGTCGGCATGCTGCGCGGGGCGGCGACGTGGGCGGCCAACAACGCCGGGGCGATGGGCACCATCGTCAAGGTGATCGGCGCGCTGGCCGCCGCCGTGCTGGTGGCCAAGGCCGGACTGATCGCCTACAACGTAGTGACAGGTATCTCTGCCGGCTTGCAGGCCACCTCGGCCGCCGCCGTCGAGGGCAACACCATCGCGCTGATCGCCTACGGCGTGCAGACCGCCGTGGTGCGCACCGCGACCGCGCTGTGGACGGCGGCCCAATGGCTGCTCAACGCCGCACTGTCGGCGAACCCCATCGGTCTGATCATCCTCGCCGTCGTCGCGCTGGTGGCGGCCATCGTCATCGCCTACAAGAAGTCAGCCACGTTCCGCAACATCGTGGCCGGGGCCTGGAACGCGATCAAGGTGGCGGCGCTGTTCGTGTGGAACAACGTATTGCGGCCGATATTCAAGGGCTTGGTTGCCTACTACTCGATGCTGTGGACCGCCGCCCAAGTCGCCGCCCGGTTGATTGTCTCGGCCTGGAACGCGATACGTAACGGCATCAGCGCGGTGTGGCGCTGGATCAAGGCCAACGTCATCGACCGATGGGTGCAGGGATTCACGCTGATCATCGCCGCCGCCCAGCGTGCGCTGGATCGAGTCCGTTCCATATGGAACGCGATCAAGCAAGCCATCGCCAACGCGTGGGCCGGTATCCGTTCCATCTTCGATCAGATCATCGGCAAGGTTAAGTCTGTCGTCGACTGGTTCGGCAAGATCAAACTACCGTCGGCCGTGACCTCGGTGCTGGGCAAGCTGGGCGTCGCCGGCTTCAAGGCCGCACCGCCGGTCACGGTGGTCCCCTCGGTAGGGCCCCGCGCTGTTCGTGGCACAGCGGCCAGCACAGCGGGCCGTTTACCGGCCCGAGGCGACGTAACCCCCGTCGTCGTCAACATCATCCTCGACGGTAAGCGGGTTGGTGGATACGTCGATAAGGTCATTACCGCCCGGTTGAACGACGAGGGGGCCCGGCTGGCGGCGGGGGCGTGGGCATGACCAGCCTGACCGCCACCGTCGTGGCCGCCGACCCTGTCCCGCAGGTGCACCTCGACGCGCTGATGGACAACGCCGCCCAAGTGGTCGGGTGGTCGATCACCCGCACCGCACCGGGCGAGACAGTCAAGGTCTACGTCGGTGGGCCGGGCCAATCGGCGATGTCCGTTGTGGACGGCACCGCCCCGCTGGGCGTGCCGGTCACCTATCAGCTGACTGTCATCTATCCCACCTCGACCGTGTATGCCGACGCCGGGCCGGTCACCATCACCGGCACCGTCGGGTGCTTCCTGACCAGCCCGGCCACCGGGGTCACGCTGGCGGTGGAGATCTCGACGTGGCCGAGTCGCAAACGCACCGCTCGCCAGGCTGTGCTGGCCGTACTCGGCCGACCCGACCCCGTCGGGGTGACCGACGCGCACAACACCCCGCTGGGTGAGTGGACGCTGATCTCGCGCAGCGACGCCTACACCGCCGCGCTGACGGATCTGCTGACCGACCAAGGGGTGGTGGTGCTGCGTACGCAGCCGGGGTCCAGCATCGCCAGCTGCACAGCGCTGGTCGGGGACGTGGACGAGACGCGCTACTCCACCGCCGCCGGGGACCCTCGTCGACTCTTCGAAGTGGAGATCCAAGAAATCGGGGCGGTGCCGGCCACCGCCTACCCGCTGGCCGCCACGCTGGGCGGGCTGGCCGTCTACGCCGGCATCACCACGCTTGCCCAGCTGGCCGACCTGCGGCCCACGCTGCTCGCGCTGAGCCAGATCGAAACCGGGTGATGCGATGCGCGTGACGTCTCAGTCATGGCGCGACTTGATCGCCTACACGCACCCGATGGTGACCCGCATCGATAGCTATCTGGATGGATCTGTGCTGGCCACCCGGATTCCGCTGACCACCGGGCGCATCCAGTACGACGACTCCGGCGTGATCAAGCGCCGGCTGACGTTCAGCGTTCCCGCCCAGGATGGCCTGGACAGCTGGGACCCGGCGGGCAAGCCCACGCACCCGCTGGCTATGTGGGGCCAGCGTCTGTCGGTGCGCACCGGCATCGGCTACCCGAACGGGGCCACGGAGTACATGGATCACGGTTGGTATCTGATCATCGGTTGGTCCCGCAACGAGGCGGAGGGCAACATCGATGTGGAGGCGGTCGATCTTTCACAGCTGCTCGTCGATGACCGGCTGACCAAGCCATCCGCCCCGGCGGCGGGGGCCACCTTCTTCGCCGAGTTCACCCGGCTGGTCGCGGGCATCGTCCCGGTGGTGCTCGACCCCGGCCTGACCGATAAGGCCATCGCCGCTACCACGCTGGTCTGGGACCGCGACCGCGACCGCGCACTGACCGATCTGTGCGACGCGTGGCCGGCGCGCTGGTACATCGGTGACGACGGGTCGGCCCACGTGGCCGCCCCCTACCCGTTGCCCACCGGGGCCAGCACACCCGACTTGATCCTGACCGACGGCACCGCCGGGACCATCGTGGCGCGGGCCCGAGGCGGGGAACGTGGCGCGGTCTACAACGTGATGGTGGTCGACGGCAAGCCGGCCGATGACGGCACCGCCGGGCCGCATGCCGAGTCCGCCATCACCGACCCGGCCTCGCCGATTCGGGCCGATGGCCCGTATGGGCGGGTCACCCGGTTCTATGCATCTGACCTGATCACTACGACGCCACAAGCGCAGGCCAGCGCCGACACGTTGCTTGGTACGTACTCGACCGCCGGGCGCGTCGAGAGTGTCACCGCCATCCCCGACCCGTCGATTCAGCTCGGCGACGTCGCGCGTGTGTACACGCTCGACGGTGGTCGCTTCACCGGCCGAGTGATCACAATGGACGTTCCCCTCACACCCGACGGCGCTCCCATGTCGATCGGTGTGGCGATGGTGCCCGGCTACGTGTCAGACCCCGGTGTCACGATCGAGGGGGTGTGATGTGCCCACGCCAACGCAGGTAGCCAACCGGCGTCAGGTGCCGCCACCCGTTCGGTTCTACACCGGCACCGTGACCGCCCCCGGGCCGCCGGTCACTGTCGCGCTGGACCCCGGTGGGGCCAGCACCAAGGCCACCCCGATGGTCGGCACCGCCTACGCCAACGGCCAGCGGGTGCTGGTGCTGAGTACCTCGATCGGTAACTACGTGTTGGGGCGGATCGCATGAAAACCACGACCAGCTATGCCATCAGTTACCCCGAGGCGGGCGATCACACCCGCACCTGGGAGTACTGGCAATCGATCGCCACCAAGGTCGACGACCTTCTATCCGGGCGATGGGGTCAGCTGAGCATCGCCAACGACGTGCAGATCGGTGACCCCGCATCGGGCACCGAACGCAGCCTGAAGGTAACCAGACTCAACGGCGGCGTGGTGCTGACCGCCAAGTACCGGGTGCAACCCTCCGGCAGCGGCGGCGGTCAGGGAACGCTGGCCAGCTTCCAGATCGACGAGGACGGCGTCGAGACAGCCCAGCTGAACTACCGACGGGACGGGCAGATGTTCATGAAGTCCGGCGGTGCGGCGGGTCTGTCGCGCCCGGTGCCGTTCGCGACGTGGTGCGGCATCTGGTCAGTGACCGGCGTTGCGGCGACCACCGTGGGCACGACGGCCAGCCTGCCCGCCGGGCGGTTCACGCAGGTGCCGGCCGTGTTCTGTATCGCCCAAGACTCAAATATCAACATCGGTATCGCGTCTGGGTCGACCACGACAAGCGTGCCGCTGGTGCTGCGGGCCATCACTGGGTCATCGATCCCCACCGTCAACGTGTTCGCGCTGGCCGTGCAGATGTCGCCCACCTCGACGACCGGCTAAGGGGGAACACCATGGCCCGAGCGGTCATCGACGAAACGCCGATCGCGGTCGATCTGGCGATCTACCAAGGTGACGACGTCTACCTCGATGTCATCGTCACCGACCCCACCACCGGGGCCCCGATCGACATGACCGGCTACACCCCCAAGGCACAGATACGCACCACGCCGCCCGACCCGACGGTGCTCGCCGAGTTCGTGTGCACAGTGGACACGAACGTAGTTCACCTTCACCTGCCTGCGCTCGCCTCCGCCGCGCTCGCCGCGCTCGCCAGCTGGGACGTGCAGATCACCTCGGCCGCCGGGGTCATCCGCACCTTGGTCTACGGGGCGGTCAAGCCAACCCAAGAGGTGACGCGGTGACCATCATCGACCCGCCCCCGCTCGACGTGCTGGTCGTGCCGGTCACCGCGCCAACGGTGACCGTGGTGGGCCCCTCGGTGCCCAGCGTGACCGCGTCGCTGACCGGCCCACCCGGCCCGCCCGGGCCGCAAGGCCCGACGGGCCCAGCTGGCCCAACGGGTGCCACCGGCCCGACGGGCCCACCCGGGCCCACCTACACCCCGCTGGCCGCCCAAGTCGACACGTACTCAACCCCTGGATCGTTCACGTGGACCAAGCCCGCCGGGGCCCGCTATGTGCAGGTCATGATGCAGGGCGGCGGCGGTGGCGGTGGTGCCGGCCGCCGAGGCGCGGCGGGCGGCATCCGGGGCGGCGGCGGTGGCGGCGGCGGGGCCCCGATGGTCAGCCTGTTCTATGCCGCCCCCGACTTGGCCGCCACGGTGCCCATCGTCGTCGGTGCTGGCGGTGCGGGCGCGCCCGCCGTAACGGTCGACAACACCGACGGGGTCCAAGCGGCCCACGGCGGCCCGTCGACGTTCGGCTCGATATTCAAGGCATTCAACGGCGGCGGTGCGCTGGGCGGTACCGCAACAGCTGGCGGCGGCGGCGGCGGTGCCTCGGCGTGGTCTAACGCAGGTTCCATCGGGTCCAACGGGGCGGCGACACCGACCACGGGCGGTTACACGATCAAAGACTCGGCCAGCGCGGGCGGCGGCG